TTGAGTGGAATAAAGGTTCATTCGTTCTTGAGAATAACTCTCGTGTTCTGGCTGCTGCAACTTCTGCCAGCGCCATCCGTGGTTATACCATCAATCTTCTTTTCATCGACGAGGCGGCACATATTGACGGTTGGGATGAGTTCTTCACATCGGTTTATCCTACGATTTCGTCAGGTAAAGATTCTAAGATTATTCTCGTTTCTACTCCAAACGGACTCAACCATTTCTATGCCACATGGATCAATGCCATAGAGAATAGAAACGGCTATAATGCTATACAGGTAAACTGGAGAGATGTTCCTGGTCGTGACGATGAATGGAAGCAGAATACTTTAGCAGGTATGAACTTTGATATCGAGAAGTTCAATCAGGAAATGGAATGCGAGTTCCTCGGTTCATCTGGCACGCTTATCGCTGGTTGGAAACTGAAAGAGCTCGTCCATCAGAATCCTATGGTCGAGAAAGAAGGGTTGATTCAGTATTATCAACCTATCAAGGATCATGTGTATATTATGGTCTGCGACGTTTCTCGA